GTTGTTGCCATTATGGCACCAGCAACAAACTCTGGTTTGGGTGGTGCAGAATCACTTAAGGTTGATCAGTGGAACGTAGATAATTTACGTATTGATGGAAATGTAATTTCATCAACAGATACTGATGGTGATATAAAATTAGATCCACATGGAAGTGGTGAAGTTGTTATACCTGACGATACATTTTTCACATTTGGTGATGATGACGATGCAAGAATCGAGTATGATGAAGATGGCACAAATCGTGTTCAGGTAACTGGTGCTCCTTGGACTTGGAATACTAATATTTTAGTTGATGGAGCATCAACATTTGGTGATGTAAAGATTGAAAATAATATTATTTCAACTCTTCCTGGAACCACTGATACACTTTTTATAGATCCATACCCAGATGGATTGAGTAATGAAGGAAAAGTTATAATCAAAGGTGATTTGCAAGTTGATGGTACCACCACAACAGTTAATTCAACTTCAAAAACATTAAATGATCCAATATTACATATTGGAGATGTCACAAGTTCAAGAACTGTGATGGTGGACGCTAACGTCGCCGCCACAACTCTTGTTCTTGATTCTGTTGTTGGAATCAATACTGGTGATCTTGTTGCAGGAACTAGTATCTCTGGTAACACTTCAGTTACTTCATATGATACTGGTGCAAGATCTATTACATTTAATAATCCAATTCTTGCCGGTATTTCCACAACATCACAAATAACAATAACACATGCGTATGATAGCAATACTGATAGAGGTATTTCATTCGCATTCAATACCAGTTCTGGTGCAATAAACAACAAAACTGGTTTCTTTGGAATGGAGGATGACTCCATATCAGAGAGTGCTACTAATGAAAATAATCATGGAACTCACGCTGATGATAGCAGAAGGTGGACTTATGTACCTGATGCATCAATTACAAATAATGTTGTAACAGGAACTAAAGGTTTCCTTGATATTAAAGGTATCTATTATCAAGTAGGTGACTATACGACCGGTGGAGTTGTATATTTTGACAGTACAGGTCTCCAAAGATCTACAAACGCACCTGCCGCTCCAGTTGTTACCTCCAAACAACTCTTAACTGCTATTACTAAAAAAGATTTAAATCTTAGTGTTGCAATCACAGCATCTGCAGGAGATATTATCAGACAAGATAATACCGGTGCTTATGGTGTTGTTGAGACGGGAGTCACAGGTTCAACATCAGTTAGTTTGATTGGTGTTGAAGGTGCATTTAACACTGCAGATAACTTAAGAAAAGAAGGAGACAATGGATCTATCGCTAATCTTGCTTCTGTTCCAAGTCTAGTCACTGACATATATACTAATAAGCCCCACTGGACTTCAACATTAGATGGGGGAGTATTCTGAGGAAATTAAATGGAAAATCAAAGTGAAGTGGATGTTAATGTTCTCATAAAAATTTATAATTCTAAATTAGCGACAGTTTCAAATCAAAATGTTCTTCTCGAAGCAAAGTTAGCAACCTTGTCTCAGGATTATAAAGAGCAACTTGATGCTCTGTTGGAAGAAAACGCTGATCTCAAAGCAAAATTAGAAGAGTAATATGGCAAAACCATCAACTAGGCAAGGACTTATAGATTATTGCTTGCGTCAACTCGGTGCTCCAGTCTTGGAGATCAACGTTGATGATGATCAGATTGATGATCTAGTTGATGATGCGATTCAATATTTCAACGAACGTCATTTTGACGGTGTTGAAAAAATGTATCTAAAATATCAGATAACTCAAGAAGATATAGACAGGGGTATAGGAGCGCAATCTGCTGGAGTAAAAACTGTTGATCCAAAAGGGGGAGTTGGTATTGTAACCACCACTGCAACTTCAGTGGGTGCCGCTGCAACAACCTTTAACTTTTACGAAAACTCAAACTTCATTCAAGTTCCAGATTCTGTGATTGGAGTTGAAAAAATATTTAAATTTGACACCAGTTCAATTTCTGGTGGGATGTTTAGTATAAAATATCAACTTTTTCTTAATGACTTATACTATTTCAACTCAGTAGAACTACTACAATATTCAATGGTAAAAACTTACCTTGAAGATATTGATTTTTTATTGACTCCCGATAAGCAAGTAAGATTTAATAAAAGACAGGATAGATTATATCTGGATATTGATTGGGGATCACAAACTGCGGGAAATTTCATGGTGATTGAGTGCTATAGAGCTTTAGATCCAGCATCATTCACTCAAATTTACAACGATAGTTTTTTAAAAAGATATCTAACTGCATTAATTAAAAGGCAATGGGGTAGAAATCTAAGTAAATTTAGAGGAGTCAAGTTACCTGGCGGTATTGAATTGAACGGTGGTGAAATATTGCAACAAGCGGAACAAGAAATTGCCGACATCAAATCAAGAATGTCTATGGAATATGAACTCCCACCCCTCGACTTTATTGGATAATGGCACTTAATCCTTTTTTCCTACAAGGGACTGCTTCCGAACAGAGATTAGTCCAAGATCTAGTAAACGAGCACCTACAATTTCATGGTGTTGAAGTTACATATATTCCTAGAAAATATGTAAACACAAAAACAATTATTGAGGAGGTTCAAACCTCAAAATTTGATGATAATTTTGCAATAGAAGCATATGTTAATACATTTGATGGATATGGTGGTGCTGGAGATATATTAACTAAATTTGGGGTAAGTGTAAGAGATGAATTAGTTATAACTTTATCAAAAGAAAGATTTGAAGATTTTATTGCTCCATTCATGGCAGGTCAAGATGATGGTACAGATACTTCAATCATGCCAACTCCAACTCGACCAAGGGAAGGAGATTTAGTTTATTTTCCCCTAGGACAAAGACTATTTGAAGTAAAATTTGTAGAACATGAGGATCCTTTCTTTCAGTTAGGAAAAAATTATGTTTATCAATTAAAATGTGAACTCTTTGAATATGAAGATGAGGTTATTGATACAACTATAGAACACATTGATACTCAAGTTCAAGATGAAGGTTATATAACCACATTGAATTTGATTGGTGTAGGGAGAACTGCTGTTGCTGATGCATTTATTCAGGGAACTGTAGCAAGTGGTTATATTGGAGAAATTTTTATAAATGATGATGGAAGTGGATTTACCTCTGTGCCAACGATCGGTATAACAACTTCACCAACAGGACTAGATGGTGATAATGCTGAGGCAGTTGGATTCTTAACTACAAGGGGAGGTATTACATCACTAGAGAAAATACTCCTTGTTAATGCAGGTGCCGGATATACAGTTGCACCAACAATTTCCATATTAGGTGGAGGAGGAACAGGTGCAGCGGCGACTTGTTCTCTCATAACAAACGGTCAAGGTGTCATCAGAATTAACGTAACCGATGGTGGTGTTGGATACTCTACAGCACCTGTAATAACCATAGGATCTCCACCAAACAGTGGAATAGCAAAAACTGCTGTTGGTATCGCTTCTATTGGTAGGGTTGGTAATAATGAAGATGTACTTGGTAATGATGTTCTTAAGGCAATTCTAATTCAGGATCCTGGAAGAGGATATAGTTCTGCACCAGAAGTTATAATTTCAGATCCAGATATAGTAAAAGCATCTGGTAACTATATCTTTAATGAATTGGTATATGGTGAGAGGTCTCTCATTGAAGCTAGAGTTAAATCTTGGGATGCAGATGAGGCTATTTTGAGAGTTGCACAAATTGGAATTGGGGATACGACAGGAAATACTTTCTTCCCCGGAGAAACAATTATTGGAAGAGAATCTGGAGCACGATATCCAGTGCAGGAATATTCTGGGGATAATGTAGTTGATAAATATACCGAGAACGATCAATTTGAACTCCAAGCAGATCAGATATTAGATTTCAGTGAATCAAATCCATTTGGGACATTTTAATGTTAGGAAATTATTATTACCACGAAATAATTAGAAAAACGATTATTTCGTTTGGTACGTTGTTTAATGATATTCATATTCGTCACACAGATAGTGCTGGAAATGCTTCTAGCAGTATGAAAGTGCCATTGGCATATGGTCCAAGTCAAAAGTTCTTAGCAAGAATTACTCAACAACCGGACTTAAACAAGGCAGTTCAAATTACAATGCCGAGAATGTCCTTTGAGATGTCATCCATACAGTATGATTCGACAAGAAAATCAAGTTTGGTTCAAACTTTTAAAGCTTGTGATGATGGAAGTAAGGTGAAAAAGGTTTTTATGCCGGTTCCATACAATATTGGATTTGAATTAAATATTCTTTCAAAATTGAATGATGATGCTTTACAAATCATAGAACAAATTCTTCCATACTTTCAACCACATTTTAACTTAACTGTTGATTTGGTTGATTCAATTGGTGAAAAGAGGGATATACCAATTATTCTTGAATCTGTAAGTTTTCAAGATGATTATGAAGGTAACTTTGATACCAGAAGATCATTAATTTATACACTTCAGTTCATGGCAAAAACATATCTGTTTGGTCCAATCGCAGATAGCAGTGATGGTCTTATCCGTAAGGTACAAGTTGATATGTACACTTCTACGGATATTAAAACTGCAAAACGTGAAATGAGATATACAGTCACACCTACTGCAAAAGAGGATAAAAATAATGATGATGTTATTGATGCAGAAGATCATAAACTCCTCCAACCTGGAGATAACTTTGGTTTCGATGAAGAATGGGAGTTCTTTGCCGATTCTAAAACTTATTCTCCCTCAAGAAAAACTGACATCTAATAATCATGAGTGATAATTATGATCCGATTGACAAAGCACTTGATATTGAAAGTAGCATTGTTGAGTCTCAACCAATTAAACCTGTTCCACCAAAACAGGAAAAAGACGATATAAAAAAAGATTATGAATACAGTAGAGCAAATTTATATTCGCTTATAGAAAAAGGGCAAGAAGCAATAAATGGTATCATGGAACTTGCAGGAGAAAGTGCAAGTCCAAGAGCTTATGAAGTCGCAGGTCAACTAATTAAATCAGTTGCAGATACTACCGATAAATTAGCAGATTTACAGAAAAAATTAAAAGAACTTGAAGAGGATAATACTAAAAAAGGTCCAAACAATGTTACAAACAACGCTTTGTTTGTTGGGTCAACCTCAGAATTGTCAAAACTATTGAAACAAGGTTTTCTAAATAATACAGAAGATACTCCTAAGTAATGGCGAGAAAATCCTGTAAGCAGGGATATTACTATTGTTACGCTTCCAAGAAGTGTAAGAAAATCCCTATGGGATATGTAGTTGGTATGGGTGGTTGGCTCCGCAAAGAAAAGGAAGAAGACGAAACCGAGGGTAAGAAAAAGAATGGGAATGGAAATGGTGCAAATGGCGATGGAAATGGGAATGGGGGGTCTGATGGGAGCTCTAATGGCGGAGGAGTATCGGAGGCGTGGAGCGCAAAGTATAAAAAGTCCATCGATTGCAATAATCCAAAAGGATTTTCCCAGAGAGCACATTGTCGGGGTAAAAAAATGAACGAACAATCCAATGTGATAGTCGGTACACCTAAACCTGGTGGCGCTGAGAGATGGTCAAAAATGTCCTCGCAACAAAAAGCAGAATACACAGCACAAAAAGCGTTAAATCAGGCTAGAGGTATTGCTACCAGATATGATGATGCTAAAAAGGCGGCAAAAAATGTGAAAACAACATCTGGTAGTGTAACCATTCCTGAAGAAACTTGTTCTATCTGTGGACATGATCCTTGCCAATGTTTGGAGGGTGTTATCACTGAAAAACGTGATGGTAAGTCTTCTAAGGACAAAGGTTATTCACTCCGTGATTGGTTCAAAGGTGGTGGATGGAAACAGACTGGTGGTAAATATGATGGTAAACCTTGTGCGAAACAACCTGGTCAGAAGACCAAACCATATTGCCGTGATGCAGACGATCGTGCTGCTATGAGTAAGGAAGAAAGAAATAAAAGAGCACGTAAAAAGCGTAAAGAAGATCCAAATCCAAACAGAAAAGGGAGGGCAAAGAACGTGACACAAGAATCTTATTCAAACTGGAGAACTGAACTTGATGAGGGTCTGTTAGGAGGTGCTGGTATTGCTGCAGGCGCTCTTGCTATACCATATCTTGCTAAAAAGTTCTTAAAACCTAAGGTAGATAAAGCGATTGATAACGCACAGAAGACAAATAAAATTCCTCTAGCAACAGGAGGAACTCAGGCAGACTTGAGAAAAGCAAGAGGTCTTGGAGAAGGATATGATGATGGTGATGTAATTAGACCAACTGATAGAATTAGAATGAAGGATGGTAAACTTAGAACTTTAAAAGACATTGATGCCAAATTAGATAAGAAAACTAAAAAAGAAGAAGTTGAATTAGTTGATGAGGGTAAGAAAGATGCTTGCTACCATAAGGTTAAGTCTCGTTATTCTGTTTGGCCGAGTGCATATGCATCTGGTGCATTAGTCAAGTGCCGTAAAGTTGGCGCTAAGAACTGGGGCAACAAGACCAAGAAAGAAGGTTATGAATTCTCTAACTGGAGAGATGATTTCCAAGCAACTGAATATGAGTCTGTAGATATTATTGAAACTGAACCACTCCAACCAACTAAAGGTATTGGAAGTGATATGCTTGAAGAGGGCAAAAAATGTTGGAAAGGTTATAAAAAAGCAGGAACTCAAAAACTCTTTGGTAAGACCTATAACCGCTGTGTGAAGGCACACTTCTCTGATTGGAGAGCAGAAATGGATCTTCAAGAGAAAAAATCAAAACCAGATTATCTTGATTTTGATGGTGATGGGAACAAAAAAGAACCCATGAAAAAAGCACTTAAAGATAAGGAAGATGTGAAAGAAGACTGGCAGAAGTCAAACCGTAAGGATGGTGTTGATGGTATGAGTCAGAAATCTGTTAATGCTTATAAGCGTGAGAACCCAGGTTCAAAGTTGCAGACTGCTGTAACTGGTAAAAATCCTAAAGGTAAGGATAAAAAGAGACGTAAGTCTTTCTGTGCTAGATCTAAGGGTCAAAAGGATATGCACAACATTGATTGTTCTAAGACCCCAGATAAGAAAATCTGCAAAGCACGCAAGCGTTGGAGATGCTGATGAAAACTTTCAAACAGTTTAAAGAGCAAATGGTTGCTCCTGGGAATCCTATCAAAGGTGCTAATCCTATTGATTTGAGAACTGCAGATCAAAAACTAGATCTCTTGAAGAAAAAGGGAGAATTTTATAAAAAGCATAATCTATATAAAAAACCATAAGTTAAAATTTTGTTATGAGTGAACAGTATCTTGGTAATCCTAATTTAAAGAAAGCAAATACACCAATTGAATTTACTGAAGAGAATGTAATAGAATTTCTCAAATGTAAAGAAGACCCTGTGTATTTTGCTAATAACTATATCAAGATTGTTTCTCTTGATGAAGGTCTAACCCAATTCCACCCATATCATTTTCAGGAAAAGTTAATTAACAACTTCCATGAAAACAGATTCAATATTTGTAAGATGCCTCGTCAGACTGGTAAGTCTACGACTGTGGTATCTTATCTTCTTCACTATGCAGTTTTTAACGATAGTGTTAATATTGGCATCCTTGCTAACAAAGCAGCCACTGCCAGAGAATTATTAAGCAGATTACAAACTGCATATGAAAACTTGCCTAAATGGATGCAGCAGGGTATTATATCCTGGAACAAAGGATCTATGGAGTTGGAGAATGGCAGTAAAATTCTGGCAGCATCTACGTCTGCAAGTGCTGTCCGAGGTATGTCTTTTAACATCCTCTTTCTCGACGAGTTCGCGTTCGTCCCAAATCACGTTGCTGACTCGTTCTTTGCATCTGTTTATCCTACTATTACTTCTGGTAAAAACACCAAAGTAATTATTGTATCTACGCCACACGGTATGAATCATTTCTACCGTATGTGGCACGACGCGGAGAAACGCAAAAATGAATACATTCCAACTGATGTTCATTGGTCCGAGGTTCCTGGAAGAGATGATGTATGGAAAGAACAGACGAT